TCGTGGTTCAGTACTTGCCAAAACGCCATTCGGTGTACGGCGAGCCTGATGGTGAGCTGCTTGAAGATAATCAAAAGATTATCGGTGCGGTTACGCGAGGCATGATCGACATAATGGGTCGATCTGCAGCGGGTCAAAAAGGCATTCGGATGGATGCTCTTGACGTAACCAACAAGCGCAAATTTGATCGGGGCGATGATTACGAGTTCAACGCCCATATCGATCCACGTCAGGCTATACATGACCACGTATACCCCGAGATACCCAATTCCGCCCAGTTCATGCTGCAGCTGCAGAACATGGAAGCAGAGTCTCTGACGGGCGTGAAGGCATTCCATGGAGGCGTAAACGGTGACACTCTTGGTCAAACTGCTACAGGCATTCGTGGCGCTCTTGACGCGGCTAGTAAGCGGGAGCTTGGGATCTTACGGCGGCTAGCCAGTGGTATCGTGGAGGTAGGTAAGAAGATCATGGCGATGAACCAGGTCTTCTTATCGGATGAAGAAGTCGTCAGGCGCACGGATGAAGAATTTGTACCGGTACAGCGAGATGAGCTGGCCGGTAATGTTGATATCGAATTGCATATCAGTACAGCGGAAGCGGATAATGCGCAGGCCCAGGAATTGGCCTTTATGCTGCAAACCATGGGTAACAGCATGCCGTTTGAGATGAGCCAGATGATCCTGGCTGATATCGCCCGCCTACGCAAGATGCCGGAACTGAGCAAGCGTATCGAAGAATACCGGCCACAGCCGGATCCGATACAGCAGCAGATGCAGCAGCTTGAGATGCAGCGGATGCAGATGGAAATTAAGAAGATGGAATCCGAAATCATGGAGAACCAGGCAGAAGCTATGCTGGATCAGGCCAAGGCACGCGAAGCCGAAGGTAAGGCCGACATGATGGATCTGGACTTCGTAGAGCAAGAGTCGGGGGTCAAGCAAGAGCGTGACCTCCAGAAGCAAGGCGCCCAAGCGGAAGCCAACATGAAACTGAAGATGTTGGAGAACGCTCTGAAAGGCGGCACTGATCTGGAGAAAGAGCGGATAAAGGCGCGAGCCCAGCTGCTCAAGAACCAGAACCAACCACCCACTTCTGAGTAGAGGATTAAATCATGACAATGGAAAACAGCGAACAGCAGTTGCGGCAGGTACAGCTTACGATTGAACAGGCCAAGGCCAGTATCGAGCGTATGAAAAAGCTGCAGCGGCTATTCCAGAATGAGGATTTTCAGGACATTATCAATGAAGGTTACTTCGTTGAAGAGGCTGCCCGCTTGGTTGGCGCACGTGCTGATGCCAACATTCAAGGCAAAGAACAACAGAGGCATATCAATCTCTTAATTGACGGTGTTGGCGCTTTGCGCCATTATTTCAGTAACATAGAACGTTGGGGACGCATGGCTGAAGATGCCTTGAAGAACCACGAAGAGACCCGCGAAGAGATTCTGCGGGAACAGTTGGAATCCGTTGAGGTAGGCGCACAGGTATGATTGATCAAGCCAAAGACACACCGAATTTGGCTGAACTTTCGGATGAGGAAGTCCTGAACATGGACCCTGATCGCTTTCCTGATCCTACTGAAGAATCAATAGAAGCATCGGATAGCCAGCCAACACCGGAAGAGGTATCAGAGACGGAGGACAGCTATGAGCGCGAATCCCGATCTGAACAATACGAAGAACCAGACGCACCTGGTGAAGATGATTCCGAAGACGAGGGTAGTGAAGTACCGGATCTTCGGGACGTCTACTATGCGGATGGTGAATCTGCCGATGATGAAACCGACGAAGAAGCCACTCAGCCAGTAGACGAACCTACGGCTGAAGCTGATTCCGAGGTAGACCCAGAGGCAGAACTGCAACGCCTGTTTGCGCCGTTCAAAGCGGCCAAGCGGGAAATGCGTGTGACCAACATCGAAGATGCCAGACGGCTGATGCAGATGGGCGTGGATTATTCCCGCAAGATGGAAAGCATCAAGCCGTACCAAAAGGCATTGAAGACGTTGGAACGCCACAACCTTCTATCGCCTGAGAAAATCAACTTTTTGATTGATCTGGTCGATAAGAAAAATCCGGATGCTATCCGGAAGTTCCTCAAGGACAGTGACATTGATCCGCTAGACCTGTCTACGCACGATGAGGAAGACGATGGCTCATACCGGCCCAACGACTACACTATTGGCGATCAAGACCTGCTACTTGATGAGATTATTGACGAGCTGCAAGGTACTGATTCATTCAACCGCACGGTTGAAGAGATCACCAACAAGTGGGACGACGCCAGTAGAGGCCTTGTAAAAAAGGACCCGAACTTGATCCGCGTGATCAATGATCATGTTGCCGTAGGCATCTATGACCAAATCATGAACGTGGTAGAGCAAGAACGCCTTATGGGGCGTTTGTCGGGTTTATCTGACCTGGAAGCGTACAAAGCTGTAGGCGATGCAATCAATGCGAAAGGTGGCTTCAAACCCTATCAATCGCGTGGACCATTAGCCGGCCAAACCTCCCAGGTTTCTGGATCACGTGCAGCCAAACAAGCTGCACAGTTGCGGAAGCGCAAAGCTGCCGCCAGTCCCACCCGTGGGACCAGTGGCAGAAGCAAGGAGGTCAAGAATTTCCTCGAAGCTCTGAGTGATGATGAGATCGAGGCGATGGGACCTTCAATTTTGTAACTCTATTCATGAAACCATGAGAGGTAATTAACAATGGCAAAGCCCTTTGATCATGGGGATGCAGGCGTCCCTGGTTACGGCCAGGATCCCATGCCCCATTCGTACAAGGCGCCCCCGGGTCCCTTGGACAATCCGCCCAGTACAGTCGGTGAACAGATTCGTACTGATTACTGGTATCGCCGTGCGCTGGTAGAAGCTGCGAAGGAAGCATTCTTCTCCCAGATGGCTGACGTGCGTGCCATGCCCAAGAATATGGGTAAAACCATCAAGCAGTATCACTACCTGCCGATCCTCGACGACCGCAATGTCAACGATCAGGGTATCGATGCTCAGGGCCGTACTACTCAGACCCTTGGCGATGCAGCAGCCACTGGAAATCAGTGGATTCCTGGTAAGTCTGTTGTGACTGCAGCAGTTCGACTGCTGGCTCCGGCCAACATGTCGGGTCGTAATTTGTATGCCACGTTTAATTACACAGGCGAAAATACTGTGCCCGGTGCTGTTCCAGGTACTGCTCCTACAGGAGTTACCAACAAACCGAAGCTTTATGGCACACCGCCTAAAAACGATCCTAATGCAGGAGATCCGTTTGTAGCTGGTGAAGCATGGCCTGCGTACAGTCTGGAAGATTTCCCGGAAACGGTGTACTTCTCTGGCTCAGCTACCGGTGCTGATGCGGCCACTGCTATGACCGCTGCTGTCAAAATTGCTGCAGGTAAGGCTAAAGATTGGTACGCCGAATTTATTGGCGGTACTTTGGCTATAGCAACAGGTGGTGCTGATTTGGCAGGCGCTTCTGGTAATGCTGGTCGTGATGCAAGTGCTTGGAAGGCCCAATATCTAGATAAAGATGGTGTTTGGAATAACACTGTTCCGACTGGTGGTGCAGCAGGTACTGCTGGCGCTAACTATGTATCTGGCAACCTGTATGGTTCTGCCCGTGACGTGGGTTCCATCATGGCCAAGATGCCGATCCTCTCTGAGACCGGTGGCCGTGTAAACCGCGTTGGCATGACCCGTCGTACCCTCGAAGGTAGCCTTGAGAAGTTTGGCTTCTTCGAAGAGTACACCCAGGAATCCCTGGACTTCGATACCGACAGTGAACTGCTTGGACGTATTACGTCCGAAGCTGTGAAAGCAGCTAATCAGATCACCGAAGATACGATCCAGCTGGACCTTCTTCACTCTGCTGGTGTGGTCCGCTTCTGTGGTACTGGCAGTGCTGTGTCTACTGCTACCGTTGACGGTGTTGTTAGTTATGACGACCTGGTTAAGGTCGGCATTGAAATGGACAATAACCGCATTCCGAAGAGCACGCGTATCATCGCTGGTTCTCGGATGATCGACACCCGTGTCGTGAATGCAGCTCGGTACGCCTACATTGGTTCAGAACTTCGTCCGACCCTGATGCGCATGAAGGATTACTTCGATGAAGCAGCCTTCATTCCTGTGGCTCAGTACGCAGCTGCTGGCAATGTAGCTAAGGGTGAGATCGGTGCAATCGGTGACTTCCGCTTTATTGAAGTGCCGGACATGATGTACTGGCAAGGTGCTGGTAAAGCAAGTACTACTGGAGAGGTTGATGACGGTACAGGTAATGCCGTAGCTGGACACACCGATGGCGCTAACATCAACGTCTATCCGATCCTCTTTGTAGGCGATGGCGCCTTTACCTGCATTGGTTTCCAGACCAATGGCAAGACGGTGAAGTTCACCATTACCCACAAGAAGCCGGGTCCGGAGCGTGCAGATCGGCACGACCCGTACGGCGAAGTGGGCTTCTGGTCCATCAAGTGGTACTACGGCTTCATGGCCCTGCGGCCGGAACGCATCGTACTGCTGAAGACTGCTGCTCGTTACTGATGGCAGTGATTCGTAATACCGGGAGGGGGGCCGTCAGGCCCCCCGACCGGGATAATCCCTTCAAGTAACCAAAGGAAAAATCCATGAAAGATGTCTATGCCAATGATCCTGAGAAGCAGGCCGAACTGGATGCTCTCAGAGAACAAGCAGACGCTTTGGGATTGAAATACCACCACCGTGCTGGTATTCCGAGACTCAAGCAACTGCTGAAAGAAAGCCGGTTTATGCCCGGCCCCGCTGCTGAAACCGTACAGAGTGATGAGCAGGTCGCAGAACAGACACGCAGATTGCGTCCTGGGATCGACTTCATGACCGAGGAACAGTTCAAGCAGGCATTTGCAAACGATCCACGGGTAAATCCAAACCCTGCTCAGGAATCCAACAGGCTGATCCGCTGTCGGGTGCAGTGCATGAATCCGAACAAGCGGGAGTGGCCGGGTGAAATCATCTCGGTGGGCAATGCCAAGATCGGTACGTGGAAGAAGTACATCCCGTACAACAACACGCCGTACCACATTCCCAAGATCATCCTGGATCACATGAAGGAATCCAAGTGTGTTTCCTTTGTGACCGCCAGGGATGCAGGTGGGAATGAAACCAAGAAGCCTACGCTGATCCGTGAATACGCTATTGAAGAGCTGCCGCCGCTTACCCAGCAAGAGCTGAAAGAGCTGGCTCAGCAGCAGGCAATGCGTGACGGTAAAGTTGAGGCAGTGGGATAAAGGAACCGTAAATGGCAGACCAGAAGAAAACCAACCACCCGGAAGTTACCGAAACTGTACTGAACGGGGGCGGTCTTTTCGATGAGCTGATGCGTAGCATGAAGGCTCACCTGCTGGAGGAATATACCCAGCAGCGCATTCGGGGAGCTGAGTATTCCAAGGTCTACCTGGGTTCTCTCCAGGCGGTACTGGGCGGTTCTGTCCAGTACCTGCTTGGTTCCCAGTTCAGGGATCAACAGCGAGCACTGTTAGAGTCCCAGAAAGATCTGGTTGATGCGCAGGTCTGGCAG